ATGCCGCGACTGATTTCGTATACGAGAGCGATCTCGTCACCGGCAAGCCGAAGCGCCGCGCCCTGATCCAGGGGCTGTCGCGCGCGATGGCTAAGAACAGCGTCGATCTGCTCGACGCCCGCACGGTCGCCTTCATGGACGCGCTGGCGACGGGAGGGATTATCACAGCGGCGCGTAAGACGGAGATACTCACACCTTGACCGCGCAGCTTCACAACATCGCAGATTACCGCCCCGTACCGCCGGGAATCGCGGGGCTTTATCTCAACGCCTGGCTCCACATCTGGCGGGGCGTGGCGATGATGATGGCGATCCCGCTGGCGCTGTTCATAAGGGGGCAAAGATGAGCGAGTGCGAAAATCCCGTAAGGCGAAATGGCGACAAGAGCCGGTGACCCAGCTGACGTGAAAACAGCCACAAGATATCTCAAAAAGCGTGGGATTGACATTCCTTTTGGCGAGCATCTTATAGTTGGAAAGCAAGGAAAGAAACTTCGTGGCGCAATCTCTCTCTACCCAACATGGCGTGAGATTGGTCGCGTAGTCGTTGGTCCGATATATTCAGACTCTCCCATCATCTTTCTTCGTCTAATCGAAGCGATGGAGTCAGAGTTGACAAGAATGGGAATGGTGTCTTATTATGTGTTTGCAGACTACAAGGACGAGAAGCTTAAGACTTTATTTAAGAATATGGGTTTAATCTTTGTTGGAAATGATAACAACGGTGATCCTTGGTATCGAAGGGACATGATAAATGCGCCTATACACTAAGGTAGTCCTTGGGCCCTCCGGCGAGGTTCTTGAAAGTGCCTGGACTGAGTATGTCGGACCTGTTGCTCTTCTAAAGGGAGGCGGTGGCGGAGCAACTATAGTTGAGGCGCCTAAGCCTTCTGAGGAAGAGAAGGCTCTTCAGAAGAAGCAAACTGAAATCCTTGAGCAGCAACTTCAGATAACAAAGGATCAGTTTGAAGAAAGCAAGCTTGTTTCTCCTCTCTTGTTTGAAAAGGCTGGCCTTAGAGCTATAAAGGATTCTTCAGGAACGGTTATCGGGTATGAGGAGATAGTCGATCCTCTCCAAGCCAAGCGGGAGTCTATTGAGTCTCAGTTTCTTGATCGCTCGGAGGCCGCCCTCAAGGGAGAGCTTCCTATTGCCCCTCAACTCATTAGAGAGATGGATGAGAATGAGAGAATTTTGAGGGAAGCGCTTCGTAAGGATCTTGGCCCCGGTTATGAGACCTCCAGCCCTGGTATAGAAGCTCTTGGAAAGTTTAGTGAGCGGAAGAGCGGCTTGTTTGAAGCGGCTCGACGCGATGACCTCTCTCTTGCTGAGCAGCTTGGGCTATCAAGAGAGATGGCTAATGAGGATAGGGTTTCAAGGTTCCTATCTCAGGTTTCAGGAGTTAATAGGCTTCCGATGGGCTTCGCCGAGGGGTTTGGGCAAACAGCTGCTGGCTTTGGGCAGGCTCAGAGCTTCTATAGAAACCAGCGCCAGATGGAGTTTCAAGCTGCTATAGCCAATGCACAGAATGCTTCGAGAGGAAGATCAGGAGGGTTGCTTGGCTCCTTGTTTGGTGGCGTCGGTTCTGGGATTGGCTCTGCCGCTGGCACAGCTGTTGGTAGCGCCATATTCTCTGATCGGCGTATCAAGACAAACATTAAACAGATAGGCACTCTTAGTAATGGACTTCCTATCTACGTATTTAACTACATATTTGGAGGGCCTATGAGAATAGGCCTAATGGCTCAGGACGTGGAGCTAGTAAATCCAATAGCTGTTACTGAGCTTGCTGGAATCAAGATGGTTGACTACAGCCTCGCCATCAAATAGGTGACGTATGGGAACCCTTAAAGACATTCTTCTTGGCCCTGAAACAAGTGATCCGTCTCAGGTAAGAGGCCCATTTGAGTCTTTTGGCGCTGGCCTTGGTGGAGGCTTTGGTGCTGGCTTTGCGAAGCAAGCCGATCCAGAAGAACAACGTAAGAAGAAAAGGGCTCAGCTTGATGAGCAAAAGACTAACATTGATAATGCAAGGGCACTTGTTGAGGTTCTTAAGAATCCAGATAGAAAAACAAGAGTCGCTGGCGTAGAGTTGTTCCTAAACGTCTTTGGCGAGCCAAAAGATAGTCCTGCCCGCAAATACTTTCTCGACATAGCTGGAAATGATAGTCCAGAGGTTCTGGCAACAGTCAGGAGAGCCCTGGCCGCCCACGGCGCCAAAGGTGAGGGCTTCGATCACATAGTCGGACTTTTCAGGACTGATCCAGCTAAGGGTCTTGAATATATAGATAAGCTAACAAAGGCCGAGGGAGAAACAACTGCTGCTGGCATTAGAAGCGACGTTGGGCGCGGAGTATCTTCTGAGTCTTTCGATGTAGCTCAGGGAATCCAGGGCCAAGAACTCTCTGACCCTCGTGACTTATCTAGTCCGCTTGATCTTGCACGCCAAAGAGCCACTAGTGTCAGAGGAGAAGCTGGAGAAAAGCTTCGCGGTGAATTGTCTCTTGGTGGCGTGCCAAGTGAGCGTTTAGAGCCATTGCTTACTGCCAGAGCAGCTAATCAGAGAACAGGCGTTCCATCTATAGATGCTCTCACTCCACAACAGGCTTCCTCAATGAAGCAGACTCTTCTAACAAAGCCTGGCGTTGTTGGTGAGACTCGTGGCGGTCAGGAGGGAGATAAGGAGACTGTTTCCTTCTTCGATAAAGGTGGGAAGCTAATCGCTAAGCACACAGTTGGAGACCTGAAAGAGAACATTGGAACTCAGCTTGTTCAGAAGGGCGGGAAGCAGCGTCTTGTTACATATAACAAGAGAACAGGGAAAGAGCTCGGAAGCATAGATGCTGGAGACAAGCCTATTGATCTTGCTCATCTAATGGCTGATTTTGCAAGTATGGCTGAGGGCAATCCTCCCATATTTGGGAATAAAGATGACTATCCAGAACACGCTAGAAATCCAGAACTTGCCAAATCCATTATGGTTAATCTTATGAAAACTGATCCATTTAAGGCAGCTATGGGATCTGTGCTTGAAGGGATTGGAGAAAAGAGAGACTTTGGCAAGGACGCCGTTGATGTTGTACCTGGTCTTAAACTAGAGACTGGGAAGATTTATAGAACGAAGGATGGCCGACTGTTTAGGCATCTTGGAAAGGATAATAATTGGCCTCTACAATAACAGATGATGAGCTTTTTGGTGGAACAAAATCTGAAATTCAAGCAGAAGGAGCTGTTTCGGATGAGGAGCTGCTTGCTCCTAAAGAGATTGGTGTTGCTCCTCAGGTTCCTGATCTTGATAAACCTTTGGCGTCTCAGACATTTGAGTCCCGCGCCTTTGAGGCAGCTAGGAAGTTTGAAGTAAAACGTTGGACGCCTGAGGAGCTTGGTGCCGTCAACAAGAACCTTTTCCCCTTTCTTGGCACAAACATCTTCTTCGATCCTAAAGAAGATTCTAAACTAAATCCAATCACTCGACCTTTTAGGAAGTTGAATAATCTTCTCTTTCAGGAGGGAAGTACTCTCATTGAGGGTGGGTTTAAGGGAATCATAGCTTCTATCGAGATTGGCGCTGGTTCAATAGCTGATGCTTACGAACTGGCGACTGGCGATAAGGCCTCTGCAGATAGGCTTGAGAGAGATCTAATGGCCATTCCCGAGTCGACAATCGGAAAGATAACTTCGGCAGCTAAAGTTGCGACAGGAGCATCAGTTGTTGGCACAGCTGCTGGGCGCATCTTAAAGGCTGAACAGCAGGCGAAGGATATAATGATTCGAGCTCTCAATCAAGTTCCTGAGGCTGATAGGCCAAGAGTCAAGAGACTAATTGAAGCCAGAATGAAAGAAATAGGTGGAGTTACTGATGAAGCAGCTAAGACAAAACAGGCTGTTGCTGAATACATGGCAGCTGAGAGAGTTATGAAGGGCCCTACAGAAATCCCTCTTAATGTCTCTAAGTTTCAGGATGATATATTAACAGCTGTTGGCGCACAAAAGATCTCAAGCAAACGTTCATCTGAGCAAGTATATGAGGCCCTTGGTGGACTTAGAGTTGATAAAGAAGTTCTTCGGAACCTTCTGAAGAAGCATGGAATAAAGCGAGATGATATAGGAGAGATTATTGGGAAGCCTTCTCTGACTGCTCGCAAAAGCCAAGACTATGCGGACTTTCTTCATCAGCTTGCTGATCTTCGTTTGGAGGCTGAACTTGGAAGTAAAGGTGCAGCCAGGGCCATTGACGCCTACGTGAATAGGGAATGGCAGGGAGACAGAATCCATCAGTTTATGGAGTCATTTCATAAGTGGGAGAATATAAGAAGAGGAATGATGGTTTCATCTGTTGCAACCGCTGCTCGTAATGCAACAGTAGCAACCGGGCGCATTGGACTAGACATTCTTGAAGATGCCTTCGATATAGCCATTGCAAAAGCAGGGCAGAAGGCTGGCTTTGTGAGGATGGACGCTGGAGATATAAAGCCATTCGATGCCTTTGGAGCATCTCTTGAATGGCTAGTCCGTGGGAACGCAGGCGCCGGAAAAGATGTTGTTGCTGATATAATGAAGCGCTTTCCACATCAATATGAGAGATTTGTTGGACGAGTTATTGCTCAGATTGAGGACGTTAATGTCCCGTCTGGAACGACTGGCCTCGGAGGAACACTTCTTGGACAGGGCTTGAGAAAGGCGGCTGGCTCTGAACCTTCAGATATGGAACGAGCGGTCTTTGTTGCAAACACATTCAATAGATTTCAGGAGATGGTTTTCCGCCGCGCTAAGTTTGGAGCAATCCTTGACACAGAGCTTAAGAAGGCTGGAACATCTCTTGATGATGTTGTTAAGAGTAATATGATCGGTGCTATAGATGAGAATATGATTGCCAAGGCCGTTACTGAGGCCCTTGACTTCACCTTCGCCGGAGATCCTAAGTCTAAGTTTGTTCGAGACACCGTTCATCGCCTTACACGCATCCCTGGCTTCACTCTCGAGATTCCTTTCCCGCGCTTTGTGTCTCAATCAACTCGTTTCATGTGGGAGCATAGCCCAGGTGCGGCTCTTAAGCTCCTTTCACGAGAAGAGCGAGCCAAAATAGCGGCTGGTGATGTCTCAACTCTTTCCAAAATGGCAAGTGGTGGTGTTCTTTCTTTATCGACGTGGGAAATGATAAACTCTGGTGCTGTCGAGATGGGGGACAACTGGCATGAGATTGTTGTTGGTGGAAAGAAGGTCGACATAGCCCCTTACCAGCCTTTCGCGGCGTGGGTTTTCATTGCTGATCTTACTAAGAGATACAAGGAAGATCGCATAATTCCTCATAATATAACTCTGACGACCGTTGCAGAAGGTATGCTCTCTACAGCAGCTCAGATAGGAACTGGGTATGAGATTGCCGATGGGCTTCTTCGTACCGTGCTTGGAATATCTAAAGAAAATAAAGAGTCTAGGGGGGAGGAAAGGCTTGGTGCTTCCATCGGCGGTTATGTGTCCTCTTTCTTAACCTCCATAAACCAGCTAAGCGATTTTTACGCTCAGTTTGATAAAATGGAGCGTGTTACAAGAGATACGAAGGTTGGGATTATTAGTGAGGAAAGCAAGCCTGATAGTCCATTATTTAGGACCCTAGCAAATATTGGGGAGGCCGCCGCTGGCCGTGTTGCTGGGCGCCTCCCTGGCGTCAAGCAGATGCTTCCTGAAAAAGAGTTTGCAACTCGTGCTGGATCTAAGGTTTCAACCGAGGTTCCTATCCTTAGAGCTGCGCTGGGAGTGAAAATTCTTGGTAAGTCGAACCCACTTGAGAGAGAACTTGGGCGTCTTGGATTTGACTTTAGGAATACTGAACCCTTCACTGGGATTCCACAAATAGACAGAGCAATCGCGGCTGAGATGGGGAACATATCAGAAAGACTACTTATCCCCTTGGTTGAGGGCAGAGGGTACAAAAGCCTGAGCGACACAAAGAAGTCTTATATCCTTTCTGAGCAGCTTAAGAATGTAAGATCGGCGGCGATGGATAGAGCATCTGCAAAGTATCCAAATCTGTTTATGGCTAATAGGATCCTTGAGATGCCTGCTCTTAAGTTAAGGATGCTTGAGCGCGCTCAGGAGGCCAAGGGTGTTCAGCCAGAAGATACCTTGGTAGGGAAAATGAAATCCCTCTTTCTTAGAGGTAGAGAGCAGGTTAAGGAGAGCGCTTACCAACAATGATCTAGACCTGTCTCAAGTTGAGACACCCAGAGGAACAGATATGTTAGATTGGAAAGAATTTCTCTCAGGTATAATCATCCCAACTCTCAAGCATCTAAATCTTGATGGAGAGGCGCCAAGAAAGTTGGTCCTGGGCACCGCTGTCCATGAGTCAACAGTTGGTGGTATCACACATCTCAAGCAACAAAACGGACCCGCTCTTGGTGTGTTTCAAATAGAACCTTCCACGGCTGAAGACGTCTGGACAAACTTTCTTCGTTACAGGCCAGAGCTTCGGCGCAAGGTTGAGGATCTCGTTTCCCCATATCCAGGGCAGGATATTCAGTTACAAGGAAATCTATTCTATGCGACTGCGATTTGCCGCCTTGTTTATTATAGAAGAAAGGAACCAATCCCTCTTTCTGATGATATAAAAGGGCTCGCTATGTATTGGAAGCAGTTTTATAATACTCCGATTGGGAGAGGATCACCGAAGGATTGGATTGAGCACTTCAATATTATCCAGGGTCTGTTTTAGCTCTCAGCTATATATGTATAAAGAGTATCCCCTCTCACCGAGTCCCTCTCGACAGAAATACTTTTCATATCGTGAAGAACCCTTACTACAGACTCAAGAGCAACCGCGTCAATGTTTCTATAGAAGGCTTTGAGAATCTCACTTTTCTTTGCACTCCCTCTTCTCCTTAGATAGTCGATAACGACCTCTGTTTCCTCAGCATACTTAGCCTTTCCGACGCCGCCAAAGACTTTTGACATTTTACCTTCTGTTTCTTCTAACACAGCCTTGGCCCTATTAAATATGTCTTTTGTTATCACCAGGGAATCACCACCAGACATAGACAAAGCCATACATAGCTTTATAATATGTGTCGCTCTTCTCGACATATAGCCAGAGAAAACTGGATCAATAAGAACTGGCCTTCCCTCTTTTATCTTTTCATCTTCTGCTTCATACCATTTAGAATATAGGCTTTGAGCCTGAGGGTCAAACTCCATCGCCCCTGAAATGGTGTTTATCACTTCAAGATCATATATAAGATCATCTTTCAATTTCATATCTACCGGGAACTTATTAGGATTGCTTATTGTCATCTTTTTGTCGGCTTCAACAACAAACATTATTCTACTTGTGAAACCACCGCCAAGGGCTTCTCTCGTCAAGATATGTGGTAGCCAGTCAGGGGCTGTTGCCGCAAATAAGTTGAAACAAACACCAAGGATTTCATCTGTCCCTTGATGTTTTGTCCTACGTGTCCATCTATCTCGAGAGTCATACCAGTTTGTTAGGTACGCTAGAAAGGTAGCGTTCTGATAGCCAAGGAAAACTGCAAGCTCCTCAGCAAAGCACGAAACAGCACATTGAAGGACAATCTTTCCAGAACTCTCATCCTTAAATGATGTGATAGAGTTCTTCATGTCAAGAATGACAGCTTCTTGACTGTTATCTTCTCCAATCAAGGGAATGTTTAATCCCTCAATGATAGACCTTGCGATAACAACTGGCTGGCCCTTTCTTGATCTTCCTGAAGGGCCGACAAGGACTATGTATTGATTCGGATAGATAGTCTCATGACCTCGAACAAAATATATCTTTCGCTGCATAGCGCCAGCGAGGCACGATATTCCGGCCCAGGAATGGTAAGACAACGGGCTCTCTGTATTCTCAGTAAACTTGATATAAGCTGAGAGCCAATCATCAAGCCGCCTCTTTGAGGTCGTCATGGAGCTTTTTCCAAGCCTCTATTAGATTTTTTCTCATCTCATTTATATCCTGGCTTAGAGAGACTTTCATCATTCTCTCTTCGCCAAGATTAAGCCCCATCTTTAGATCAGTTTTTACTTTGAAATCCCTTCCATTATATGAGCATTGAGGAGTCATGTAGTCATAGGCTAGTTTTATTGAAAACTTTGCCATTAAACTGAAATCATCTTTATAGCTAAACTGATTAGTTGGATACTGATATATTAACTCGTCATGCACCTGCATAAGAAGATCTGCTAGTAAGAACTCATCACCTTCATCATTAAAGGCCCTCACCATCCCCTGGTTGACCATATCAACAACTGTTGACTGAGGCTTAAAAGCATATCCCTGCTTAAACAACTCATCACCCCAGGGACCAAGAAGGCGAACCTTACGTCCGAAACAGTTTGTCAATGTTCTGTTGTCTTTTAGTTCCCTTTTAATTGACTCATGCCAGATAGGAATGTTTGGATAGGCTACTGTCCTATATAGGTTTACGACCTCTTTAGCTTCAGCCTCCTCCATCTCATTTATCAATGCGAACTGACGATAGCCTTCATCATAGTTTAGGCCATGGTTACTCTTCTTCCCACATTGGTATATAGACATTGTGCGAGGGACAAAGTTTTTGCTCTCGACAATCTCCCGAAAGTGCTTTTCCCTTAAATCTCTTATCAATACTGGATCAGTCGCTTTTCCAACTATATCGTTTTCAGCTTCTATTATCTCATTTGGAAGCTTAGAGATAAGATGCCCAGTTATAACATGAGGGTTCTTTCCTGTTTCCACGATCTCGATCATCCTCGCGTCGCCTGTGAGATAAGCAACCACGACCCACTCTGCGCCAGCTTTGTCAAAGGAAAGGAAGATCATTTTCGTTTAACCTTAGCTTTGTTCTTTGGAACTATCATATACTCCCCAGGAAGTCCCCACCCAACCTTACTTGTGTTTATTAGAACTAGACCTATTTGCCTAAGTTTAGCCCTTAACCTAACCATCGTAACATGGACAGAAATGCTGGACCATTCAGTCTCTGTTACTCCATATACCCTTCTTACGATTTCGCTAAATATTAAACGACCTTTATCTAGAATAACAGATGCGATCTCAGCCTCCCTGTTAGAGAGTTTGGCTGACCTGTTTCTATATACTATTACGTTTCTGGTCAGGCTGACTTTTGCCATCCCAAGCTTTCCTTTACCCTTACAAAGCGGGCATAAAATCATCTCTCACTCCATATCAGGATCAGGGATGAGAAACTCACGAAACCTTGCATCAATATTCTGCATATTCATGCCAGTTCCGAAGATAGTCTCTCCACTTGACAAGCGCCCAGTCCAGGTTCCTCTTATGTTATAAGAACATCTTAAGCGCCCGTCCTTATCAATCTCAACACTCAGAGACGAATCGGAGAGTTTGTTAAGAGTTCTAATCTCTTGGACAAGTCTTGCCTCTGGCACGTTATATTTTCTTATAATACGAGAAAGAGCAATATCATCAGTTGTCGGGCGGCCTGTTTTATGGTTAAGATATGGCCTTAACCCAAGCGTCCCATAGAAATACTCTTGGCATTGTTTCGGAGATCCTGGATTGAACTCCTTCTTTGCTACAGAATTAAGCTCGAGCGTCTTCTCATCTATCAACCTTGACACCTTTATTCTAGTCTCCGCAAGCTTATCCCTGTCAACTAATGCTCCTTTGCTCATCATAAAAGTTAATGGATTAATCATGCTGACTGTGAAATTATAGTTATCTATATAACCACCCGCTAGCATTTCCTCCTCTAAAGGATACCAAGCCTCCATTGCAACAGCAGAATCCTTTGCATTATATATCCAGAACGTATCAGGATCATCTGATATGCGACTCCAAAGTTTTCTATCATCCTTATAGTAAGGTTCTCTTGTCCTTATGGAACATATAAAATCAAGGCCTTTTGGAAAGTCAGGATACATGATGCTTTGAGCTATCATTGTATCACTTATTGGGCCCTTCATAAAGATCCCGTTCTGGTGGTATAAGAACCAGCTATCAAAGCTCAGGTTTTGTCCAATCTTCTTTACTTTTTCATTGCTAAGTATATCTGCGTATAACTTCCAGATGTTAAGCTCATCCTCTTCTGAATACGTATCCTTATGGCCGTTGAATAAAGGTACTGACAAAATCAGGGTTGGCGACACAGCCACGCTAAAACATGATACCTGATAGTTGTAAACCTCAATATCAGTTGCTATCTCCTTTTGCCTATTGGCGGCAATAAGAAACTCCTCTGCCTCCTGAAAAGTCGGATTAAGAAGAATATCTCTTTTTGGCAAACGAAGATCAGCATACTCAGCCTCCTCATTCACTCTTTTCAAGTCATGAATTAAGAGATACTTCCAGTTAGGCTGTCCCCTCAAAATAGCGGCAGGATGAACACTTGGAACTATTTTTCTACCTATTTGATCAGCTAGCAGAATTGAGCCGCGCCACTTCATAACGCTTAACTCTTGATGGACTGCTGCTAAAGCTGTTCTTCCAAGTGGCATTATCACGTTTGCCGAGCATTTAGACAAGCGCTCGTAAAGGGCCTTAACTTGCTCCATGCCCTCGTCTGTAAACCCATACTTATCAGTCCAGAGAACATTACCACTTTTTGTGCTATAAAAAGTCTTTCCTTCTTTATCCTTCCTTATCTCCTCCATAAAGACATTTGTTATATAACAGTCCCTTCGTACAAGACGAGCACTATGAAGAGCCTCCTCGAGGATATAGCCAGCAGGCCCAACAAAGGGCCTACCGGCTCGTATCTCATATCTAGCAGGAGCCTCCCCTATTAAGACGATCTTAGCGTCCTGGGAGCCTTCTTCCCAGGGGGTTGTCATTTTTCCTGGCTCTGCTCAAGCCTACTTATCTCTCTCAAGATATACCATGCAGCCTTCTTAAGATCGCTAATCTGGTCGGTTCTGTAGGGAGCTCGCCATATATACTTCACAACGTTCCCCAGGTTGAAGCCCATATGCTCAGTTATCTGGATACACTCAATCCCAGACGGGTGACTTGTATATTGGAGAGGACTTTTCATACTATCTGGCCTGTCAAATACACCAATTAAGTCTTCTCTTGTATACTCACTTTCTACTGGATCAGGACTATCATTAAATGTCCAGCTCAGTTTTCTGATCTTTGGAATTGGCTTCTCTCCTATCTGCGGCTTCCCTCTCCCTATTTTCGAGCGATAAACTGTATTGTGCTTCTCTCGCCGCCTGCTCGACTTCGCTTTCCTCATATTCAACCTCCACGGTGTAAAACTCCTCCCTTCTGTACCGAAGGGTGAGTTGGTTTAGAGCCCTACTTGCTTCGCTTTCACTAGAGAACCTCGTCCCCGTCTGAAAGGCGTTTCTCAGTATCATCCATCGCTTCACCGCCATTTGTCTGGTCCTCTTCAACTTTTGCCAGAAACCTCCTTTTAACTGTCTCATCTAGATCGAACCCAAATCCAACAAGATCTCTCTTATAGGCAGCTCTTAATGTGACGCCGCTTCCGAGGAATGGAACCATAACAGTCATTCCTGGATAGACGAATACGTCCATGATCTCAAGCATTAAGTCGAGAGGTCGTTCTGTTGCATGAATCTTTCTGGCGCCAGCAACAGGGCTGAAAGAAAATACATTACTACGTCCAGACTTCTTCAAAACTGGATTTCCTTTCCTGCATACAAAAAAGGCCTCATATGCGCTTCCAAGCATCGTGTCAGGTGACATAGTTTGGCCTGATCCTCCCTTGACCCATATAGCAGGAACTTGGTTCACCTTAAATCCTACCTTCTCCAAAACAGAGCGGACAACATCATACCACTCAAAACCAAACCACCAGATACAGAATGTATGATCTTTTAAGATACGATAGACCTCTCTAGCCGCCAAAGAGAGAAACTCCGGATAATCTTCAGCTGCTATTTCGTTATACCTTCCTATTGTATCCTTATCAGCTGTCCGCTCTCGTCGCTTTTCTAGCTGAATAGAATAAGGAGGATCAACCTCAGCGAAACCAACTAGTTCGTTTCTAAGGGCTCTCATCCCTTCAACAGCCTCTCCGATCATATAGTGATCGTTGGCATAGATAGCAGCGTCAGACATTCCTCCATCTTTCCTTGAAAGAAGCGCTTCTACAACAACTTCTTCCTTTAACCTACTAAAGGCCTTCCATGCCTCATCCTGAGTTGCACAGTTAGCGAGCTCTGGTACAGCCTCCAAAGCCTCTGCTAGATTTAGGCGCCTAAAAATTCCCGACTTGTCTGTATCAAGTTCTTCAGACTGTTTCCTGATAGACCAGCTAGGGTCTTTCTCTACGTGCAGGTCAAATATTCTCTGTTCAAGCTTAGCTCGCTCAACCCATGTCATATCCTTTCTCGCAATGTTCTCGAAGAGCTCNATCTCNCTCGCGTCAAGCTCTCCATTTATCTTCCTGATAACAGCAGGGATTGTTTTTAATCCAGCCTTGTTGGCCGCAACTAAGCGTCGGCCGCCAGCAATAAGCTCAAGCGTCTCGCTAACCGTTATTGGTTGAATAACTCCTTTTTCTTTTATAGAGTCTGTAAGAGATTGAAGATCTCCAAGGTCAACGCGAAAGCGATCACCAACTGAGATTCTTGAGATTTCTAGTTCCTGTACCTTCATGTTCTATCCCAACACAATCGGCTGATCAAATCTAGGCCCAGAGGCTTTCCCGACAGATGCCCTTATTGTAAATCCACTCTTAACAATTGATGTTAAAGCGTTCAAACAATCTACAGAGCTAATAACTTCACGCTTCTGGGCCTCCTCAATAGTCTCTTTTCCTACTGGTGCCAGTAGTGGAAGAAGAACCAAAGAAAACGTTCCATCTCCGTACATTCCATACGTAACTGACTTAAAAAGAATATCAACCTTCTTTATCTCATCGGCCATCACCTTCCTCCATTCTCAACTGTCTAATCATAGCGTCTCTGTCCTCTGGACTTAGAGAGTCGAACAGCGTCATTAAGGACTTCTTAGACTTTGATTTCTTCTCAACACTCTTTGGAATACCACTCTTTGTGATCTTCCTATCAGCTCTTATCTCCCTCACCTTCTCAAGAAGCTGGTCATGAGATAAGGAACAAATGTCAGTCCGGAGTTTTTCAAGCTGACTCATTAGCCTCCCCTGTGTCTAATGTTGAGACAGTTTTAGTGCTTATGATGAACTCAACGTGATTATCAAGAATAGCGCCAATCGCCATTGTCCCGTGCTTTTCTGTCAAGTCTAAGGTCATAGAAAGAAGTTTTCTAATAACCTCACTTCTGACCCCCCAAGGGATGCTCTTATCAAGACGATCAAATAACTGCCTCTCAACAATTACACGGATGGAAGTCTCGTGCTCTTTCACCGGCACTTCTTTTCCTTCTTGCATAGTGCACACCAAACCTCATTATGGTCTCCAACTTTGTTCAGATCATTTTTAACAGAGGTAGGCCAAGGACTTCTCTCCATTAGCCAATTCTTAGTCTCTATAGAAAAGAGGATAGGCTTAAACTCTGCGCAAGCTCCACTCTGTACGACCTCTGTCGTTTCACAGCCTGTTGATAATATCAGAATCAGAAGAAGGCTTGTCTTTAGACCTGATCTCATCTGCTTTTCTTAGCCGCTCATAGTTTTCACGGTAAATTTCTAAAAAGGCCGCGCGACGTCCTTCCTTTCGGAGATGAGTATCGCGGGCCAAGTTGACCAATGTCTCCGTAATAGCCAGGATGGCTCTGACTATAGCCACCCAACTCATATCTTAGGCTTTCTCGACACCAGCCCTGAGAGCACCAAGACCGGCACCTCCGAGAGCCAACTCGATAGCGTGCTGCCAATCAAACTGACCGAGAAGAGCGCCGCCGATTGCCCATACAATCAGTCCAATCGCAACAAGATACGTCTTTTTGCCTGAAAGGAACTCCATTCAAACCTCCTATGCTACTTTCTTTGTCGCTGCTGGTTTCTTAACATCTTCCTTCTTGATCGGAGGAAGCTCAAGTACATTTCTCTTGTTTCTCTCATATTCGTCGATCGTGACTAGACACTTTCCCTTTGCACCGGGGATATCATCTGGATCGAACCCACCACTCTCATAGGAAATGTGAAAGCACTCGAGGAATCTTCGAATGAGAAGGATTTGGTACTTTCTCGACTTCTCACTATCCTCCTTGTTTGGCTGAGACATCTGGTGAAAGATGATCTCTGGATTAACGTCTTTTGGAGGGTTCTCAATGCTTACTGTTACCACAATGAGATCTCGAGTGTCGTCCTTACTTCTCTTAAGGGTGTATCCCTCACATCGAAGATCATACATAGCCTCCGGCACAATCTCAGGCTCTTTCGCGTCGCCAACTGGAACCTCAATAAAAGCCATATCTCACTCTCCTTTTTCTATCTTACGTCCCTCTAAGATAGCACCAATTCCGTACTTGGTGATCTCTTTAGAGTCTTTTGTCAGAAGAACCTCCTCGGGGATACTCACATCTTCTTCAAACGCTAGACCTGGAATTGAAGTCCTAGCGATTGGGTTTTCTCTGTCAGGCTTTGTTTGAATTGTGTATCTGTAGGCACCATCATCTCCAAAGCCACCAAGAGCAACAAAGACATTTGTAAAGATTGTAGGCACGCGGGCGCGAGCGCCACCTGGCAGCATGATCCGCTTTGTTAGACGCTTTGTCTTTTCGTCCTGATAAAGCTCTGTGTGCGCTGTGCAGAAGAGTGTTAAAGGAAGCTCTGTCAGGGCACGGATAGCGTTTGAGATTTTGTCCCCTGCCAGACGATAGTCGGTTCTCTCATCATCGCGCTCAACTTTGTTCTGGAGCCAAAGCGTCCTATCCATGACTGAGGCGCTAAACATTGTTAAACCATCAAGACCAAGCGCATCATAGTCATTAAAGAATCCACTTCCAACCTTTTCATTAATCTCATCAGCCCATCTTAGATATGTCTTGGGCTCAAAGGTTCTTCCTTTGGAATCGCTAAACTGTTTCTTATCCTTCTTTATCGAGGATGGATAGAAGTCTGTCTCCGCCAACGATGGGAAAAACGTCTCATAATCAATATCCCATCCTGCCAAGGTTGCAAGAGCGTTTGGATCAAATATATATGAGAACTTCTTTCCTGGGATTGTTAGGAATTGAGTGGATTTACCAGTTCCAATCTCTCCAACAATCAATAGACGATGATGTTTGATTGACTTAAGATCTTTTGCGTTTTCCATCTTTTTTCCTATTTAAGATAGGCGCGCCTGGTATTGTCAAATGTGTGTCATTTGATGCAAGATGTAAAGAGTTTTATTTGTTAGATTTGCTGAGCATATCCATAGCTTTTCTATAGTTTTCCTTAAATGCCATTCTCCTGCACTCTTCTGAATGATACTTATGGTTCTCTTTTTTAGGCTCAAACACAACATCGCATTTAGAGTAAAGACACTTTGTTTTTCTCGGTTTTTTCATGTTTGTTCCTCGCTTGGTTTTCATTTAATGGTGCGCTAGCGGAGCTACGATAAGCGCTAGCGCATTGTTTTGTTTCATTTGATGCGACCTACCGGATTTCGGTTTTTGCGCTAGCGGATGGCTTTTCAACCCCCCAACATCTATTACAAAACAAAATAGGATCAAAGTACTCATTTGCTTCCTTCAACCTTTTTATAAAGAGCCCAATAATGGCCCTGAACCGCTCATCAGTTAAGATTGCTCTGCTTTCGTTAAGAATATCAGCTATAATCTCAAAGTCTTTCTTTGTCATTTTTCGTCTCCTATCTGAAAACCACGCCCATAGCCATACCAATCAGGAACATTAGAACGAGTAGTCCTCCTGGGTCAACATCAGATGGTGACATGGCCTAGCTCCTTTAACTTAAAGAAGATTCTCTTGCAGGCGCGTACGTCGCCCATCGCGCTGTGTGCTTTCTCAAACTCCTCGTTAAAGAAGAATCTATATGCCTCAACGAGTTTAGGCCATTTATTTCCTCTTGGTCCCTTTATACAGCATATATCTGTTGAAAGCTTCATTGTGCATATTCGCTGCTTCGCAGCAAAACCTTGAAGCCACTCGATTTTTCCTATACGAGAGACGGCCGCTGATAAGATAGCAAGGTCATATTCGATGTTGTGACCTACCCAGAGATCAGCCTTTGCGGCCAGGGATAGAAATATTGAGCAGGCTATCTCCTGAGAGACTCCGAAAGCCTCAGTCATCTCTCTTGTTATTCCGTGGACGCCGTATGCTTCTAGTGGAACATCAACCTGGACAGTTGACAGGAGGTCAACGGCGCAAAATTCTTCACCTGTTTCTCCATCGCAAAGAATAGCGCCAAGCTGAAGCATATGAGGTTGATGCTCTGCTGTCGGAGGAGCCTTGAAGTCATAAAGATCAGTTGTTTCTGTGTCGAAGAATAGTATTTTCATTTCTTCACTCCTATCTTTTCAAGTCCAAGCTCCTTAAAGGGAGACCAGGGCTCTATCTTGTATCCCGGTGGTTCATCCTCTTTCGCAGGGTTAGAGAACATCTTGCAGAGGTTTCGATAAGCACAGCCTCCGTACATTGAGCAAGAAGAAGTGTTCTTTGGGAACGCTGCAAGGTAGTTTGGTCTGTAGACGTTTTCCTCAGCCATAGAATCCAATTCATTAAGCCTATCTTTGTTTGCCTCAATCTGTTTTACATGATAAAGAGTCTCCCATAAAAAAGCCTCAAGTTGACTCTCGATACGGTCCATTGGAATAAACTTGAAAGCGTCCTTAATCTGTTTATGAACGAGCGCCGCATCTATCCAAACACCCTTAAACTCTTTTCCATACTTAATTTTTCCAGCAAACAGATAACCATCAATCTGGCTGTTTGGGGAGAAGCTGTCTAAGAATGAATCACGAAACGGTCCATCTTTTCTATATTCAGAAGTTGTCTTATGTTCGATAACAAGAACCTCTCCCCTATAACGCACAACCTTGTCAAGGCGACCAGCATAGAAAACAGTTGGATCGTTTGGATCAAGAGGGACAACAAAGGGAAGCTCAACCTCAANAAGTTCCATATNAGGGTCAGTTATGAAATCACGGCGCGCGTCTATGTAGTTGAGTGCCATCTCATAGAAGCCCATTGGGTGACGGGCGCCAAGACNCTCTTCAAAATCGGGGTCCATTTCATCTAGAGGCGGAAATCCGCGGCCTTCCCAATATTTCATAAAGGCGCGAAAGGCCTCTCTAGCAAGTTCTTCTGTGTCGGCCGTTTTATCTTTAGACAAACCGACCCAGATAACGTCCATCATCTCATGCCATCCGCCGCCTCCGACTAGGGCCGCTGATAGACGATCAGGAACCCAGTGTTTTTCGTGGCGATAGAAGAACATTCGAGGACAGACTCTGAAAGCTGACACTCGTGTATTATCATAGAATCTGTCCATCGAAGTTTTCTCCTAAAACGGACTCTCATCTGGTTTTGTTAGATCAGAAATCTGCTTTGGAGCGTGAACGCTGTTCCAGCCTTTTCGTCTTAGAAACTCATCCAGCACAGCATTAGGCTCATTTCCCTTAACTTCTGTAGCTGGATACCTGTCATCTGACAATATATATTCAATCGCCACATTTCCAGTTTGAATGGGACCACTTACCTCAATAGTGAAGTTAAATCCGCTACCAAGATCAGCACCTTTTAGCATAGCCCTTACTTTAGCAGCCTCTCTTTTCACGGCACCATGAAAAGAAACGATAGCAACTACGTTTTCATCTAAGCTCATTTTTCATTCTCCTGTTTTTCCGTAT